CTATACTGGTGCAGGTAATGGTGTTCCTGGAGCTAGAATACAAAGCATAGATGATGGCAATTTCAGTAGCAATTTCAGTATTGCATTAAAAGCAACAGGTGGCAACGGCAACGGGCAATTGACTACTGCTTGGACTTTCCAGTCAGATGGCGTATTAAAAACTCCAGATAATAGCTNTATTAAATCTAATAGTGGTAGTTTAGGGTTAGCTAACAGCGATGGTAATAGTTACATTGACCTTCAGTCGGGTGGAATCTACTTATACACTGACTATGAGAACAATGAGTACGAATGGCACTTTGGATCAGATGGCACATTAACATTCCCAGACAACACAGTACAGACCACAGCGCCATTACCGTATGTAAAAACTGCTTATAATACTGCCAATGCAACAGCAACTATGGGTACTGTTACAGCCTCGTGGGTAATTGTTGGCTTAGGCTATCATGTAGTATATAGTACCCTGAGCTCCTCTGATGTTACTTACGCTTATTCAGGTATGAATATTATTGCAGGTGTCACTACTTCGTTTAACAGCGCCGGAATGTATGTTATGAACGCGGCAAACAATCCTAATCCGCCATGGTTCGTTGGCATTCTAAATACTATAGGCGATGTACAAATTGTTTACATACAAGATATAACTAACAGCAAAGTATATAGAGTGACAGCTATAGCTACTACAACATATGCTGGATACAGCCCGGTTCCTGGTAGCATACTGATTGAACAAATCATTTAACGGTAAATATACTAAAGAGAGCAGATTATGTCAATACAACCAATACTTATAGGTAACTACGCAAACGATGGCACAGGTGATGATCTGCGTACCGCATTTCAAAAAGTAAATGCTAATTTTGCTGCCCTAAATACCGGACTGGTTGCTGTAACATCTGGTGCTAATGTAGGTGCAGGTACTGGCATTTACAAGGACGTTAACCTAACAACACTAGAATTTAAAAGTTTAACCAGTGCTAATAATTCTGTTATTATCAGTGATCAAGGTAACACTATCGACCTAGCTAGTAGTTCTGCACTACACACTGATCCAACTCCTTATCTAACTGCTGACCTAGATATCCAAGGTCATCGTATTATTGATTCTCTACACACTGGAGATGTACAAGCAACAGTGTATGGAATTAATATTCCTAACTTGTCTGCAATATTTGGACTAGTATTTGCCGCTAATAAGTTATCAATTGACTTCGGTGTTACTGGTAATATGGTAGCAACAGGATCTGCAAATCCAGCGACAGATACTAAAGGTATTAATCTTGACTGCGTTGGTGTGAATTTTAGCGATGCACTCTTGAACAATCCATTAGATTTTGGCACATTCGTCTAATCGAGGAACAATATGGCCTTAACCGTATGGACACAACCCTCAGGCTATAGTCTAGGATCATTTCCAGAAAATACAAAATTTAATCAAAGTTTACCTGTAAGTAATGATACAGGAGTTGCCTACTCTATCATCAGTGGAAAACTACCTCCTGGGCTAAATCTTGTAGGAAACCACATTTCCGGAACACCGTACGAAGTTGCTAGAACTACTACATTTGAGTTCTGTATTCGAGCTAGCCTTAATGGTCAATTTAGTGATCGAACACTAAACATAACTATTCAAAATATCGATGGGCCGGTATTCATAACATCAGCAGGTGAACTTAACATCGGGCCTGAACAACAGTATTTCCTGCAAGATAAAACTTACGTAGATTTTCAACTTAATGTATTTGATGGTAATGTTTCGGCTGGTGCTAAACTAAACTTTTTTATCGATGCCGATGGAGGCGAATTGCCTCCCGGACTATCCTTAACCGATGATGGTAGAATTACAGGTTTTGTTTTGCCGGCACTTAGCGTAATTCCAACTACCGGTGATGGTAGTTACGATAATAGCTACTATGATAACTTTGCCTACGATTTCGGTCTACTAAGTAATAACGGCTTTGATAGTTATAACTATGATGATGTATTTTATGACTACAATCTTAGTCAAACTGTTCCTCGCCAACTTAACAGAACCTATCAGTTTGTAGTATCAGTCACTGATGGTAATATCCTAACCAAAAGAACATTTCAAATTTTCGTAGTAGGTGATGATTTCCTTAAAGCTGACAACACTGTTATTCGTGATGGTACTACACTGTTTACTGCTGACGTAACATATCTACGAGCACCAGTTTGGTCTACTAGTAGTAACTTAGGTATCCATCGTGCTGACAATTATATTACAGTTCTATTAACAACATATGATGTGGAAAATGTATTATATACTCTCGAGCTAGTTAATGCTAGAATACAAGCAACTTCAGTTCGAGTACTAACATCCGATAACAAGCAGGCCGGCACTAGCATTACAGTATATCAAACCAGCGTGGCTCCGATTATAGGACAATATTTTACACTGACCGGACGGGTAAATGGTACTACTAGTTTACTCTATAGGATACTAGGAGTATCTCCTATTGGTAACGGATATTATAGATTAACTGTGGATCAGCAACTAGAAGTTGATATTCCGGATAACACTATCTTATTGATAGGCGATCTATGCCAATTGCCCACAGGTATGGCATTTGATCAAAACTATAATGAGATTGCCGGACGAGTCCCATATCAGCCTGCTATCACTAGATATTATAACTTTACTGTAACAGCTACTCGTATCAGTCCAAGCGGAGAAGTAGCACAATCAAGCAGATTATTTACAATAGGTATCATCGGTGAAGTTGACAGTACTATCTCATGGAATACTCCAGCTAACTTAGGAATTATCTCAGCTAATTTTATTAGCAATTTAGTTATTAGTGCAACCACTAGTGTACCTAATGCACAATTAGTATATACTGTAGTAGGAGGAAAATTGCCTCCGGGACTTACACTTGATGGTGATGGTGAAATTTCGGGTAAAGCTAATCAATTTGCAAATTCTAGTGCAGGTACATTGGGATTAACCACTTTTGATACTGGGTGGAATAGCACACATAATATATCAACACCGACAACATTCGATAAAAGCACAACAACATTTGATCGTGTTTATAAATTTACTATACAGGCACAAGATCAATATGGATACAGTGCAATTACTCGCACATTTAGCTTAACGGTAAGTACACCGAATCAAGTTACATTTAGTAATATTCGTGTACAACCATATCTTAATCTAACGCAACGTGCCGCATTTAAAAACTTTATCACAAATACTGCCATCTTTACTCCGGATAGTGTCTATAGACTGAACGATCCAAACTTTGGACTGCAAACAACTCTTAGTATGATTATCTATGCTGGCATACAAACAGAAGCAGCCGCAGCTTACGTAGGGGCTATTGGACTTAATCACAAAAAGAAAAACTTCTATTTTGGAGATATTAAAAAAGCAACAGCATTTATCCCTGGAACCAAGACAGCAGTATATGAAATACTCTATGTTGAGATGCAAGATCCATTAGAGCCAAATGGTAAACGATTACCTAACTCGTTACCCAATCTTAGCCCAGAGGACAGTATAATTTCAGCTGACAACAGCGAAGCTTACTTTACCCGATTGGGCGGTGCTGGTAATCCAGATGAGCCTATCATAAGTGTAGATTCAACAGCATATCAAACAAGTAATCCGCAAGCTACTAAGTATTTTCCAAATAGTATTAGTAACTGGAGAGATAGAATAGCCGCAACAACAGATCATTTTGATGCTAATGGCAAATCTATTGCTGGGCAATCGGAACGTAATTATTTGCCTTTATGGATGCGTAGTATCCAACCCGGCACTTATGAAGAATTAGGATTTACCCTAGCTGTTCCTCTCATGTATTGTAAGGTAGGAACTGCGGATAAAATTTTATTAAATATCAAAAACCTAAGTACCTTCGACTTCAAACAGCTAAATTATACAGCAGATCGCTATATAATAGATTCTGTGCTAGGTCAATCTAGCGATAAATATCTAGTATTTAGAAACGACAGGATAACCGTATGAGTAATATAAACACATCAGCAATTAACGTAGCTTTCCCAGTAGCAGGGCAAGATAATGATACACAAGGATTTCGCGATAATTTTAATAATATCGTAGGAGCACTCAGCACGGCCAAATCTGAAATTGGGCTATTGCAAACTAACAGTGTAACTGCTAGTTTAGATGGTCTTAATTCTACTGTTACTAATAATCTCGGACAAAGCACATTATATAATGGCATACTACAACAAATGTATGCTACTACCTATTCTAATCAAGTTAGTGCACCAACATTTATTGATCTAAACAATGGTGCGCTACAGTCATTTATTATGACAGCTGATGTAGCATTTACATTTACCAACTGGCCACCTAGTGGACAATTTGGTGTTGTTCGTGTTATGTTATCCAGTGATGGTACAACCGAAAGAAACGCAACATTTTATAGCGCCAATGGTGGAACAATCAAATATGGTAATGCTGGTATTAATCCTCTTGGATTCCAAACTCCATTTCCAACTCCGGCACAGGTTTCCTACTCTACTGTAGGTACTGCACCTGCGGCTCAAGCAACATTAGTACTAGCAAGTGTAATTAATATACAGCCTGGATTAACTGTAACAGGTACAAATATTCCAGCTAGTACTATAGTTCAAAGTGTTAATTTGAATACAAATAGTGTAACTCTTAACAATAATATTTCTGCTCAAATTTTAGCAGGTAATTTTATTACATTTAGTTATTCAGGACCTCGCGTTATTGAAGCATGGACCAATAACGGCGGCTCTACAGTTTATCTAACTCAAGTAGCTGATTTCTAATGCATCCATTAGTTCCAGAACTAGACAATTTAAAAACTCCTGAGATCGAAGCAAAAATTAATGATCTCACACGCAAGTATTTTATGACACAAAATGCTGATCTTCGAAATCAAATTGCCAAAGTTTTAGATGTTTACAAAGCAGAGCAACGGGTTCGCCAACAGGTAGAATACGAAAAAATGATGAATAATCGCGACAAAGGACTTGACAAACTAATCAACATCCAGTAAAATAGTAGGATGAGATTAGACAAGTTTAGCAATCCGATATTCGATGAATTTGACATATTCGATGCTATCTATCAGGGTAAACTTACACACCTAAAGGATTTGACAGTAGATCCTAGTGATGAAATTACCAAACTAGAGACTATAGCAGAAATCCAATTTAATCAATATAATCCAGATCTAGAATCTGTTGCTATCAACGATTTCGATTCCACACTACAAAGTGATTGGTTTATGCCCGAAGAATATAAACTGTACGATATCGTAGATTGGCTGTATTGTGAATGTCGTACTATAGAACAGAAAAATAGAGTTACAGAAGAACTTACAGCATTTGCTGAACGTGACATGATCATGCTGTTAAAATGGCTCAAGTATTTTGTAGATACCATGAACAAAAATAACATAGTTTGGGGTGTAGGAAGAGGTAGTTCAGTAGCCAGTTATGTGCTGTATTTGATAGGTGTACACAGCATAGATAGTATGAAATATAATTTGGACTGGCAGGAATTCCTGAGATAAGTACTAGTATAATCCAAGGAGATTAATATGGCAATGAAAGAACAACAAAGATCAGTATATCGCTCAATGCAGGGTAAAGAGATTGATATGGGAAAACTAATGAATCAAAATGAAATGACTGTTGCTGTAGGTAACGTAAAAGTCAATGCTCGTGGTGACTTATTAGGCGCTGGCGGACAAATTATTAAAACTAGAGAAGAAGTACTTCGTGAAAGTCAGCCAAGTCAATCAGTACCAGCTGAATCAGCAGTACCAAAAATAGTTCAACCAGCCGAAGTAGCAGGTATTGTAAAGACTGCTAAAAAGGATGTAGCTGATATGGATCCAGAGGGGCAAGAATGATAGGACCGATCAAAGGAACATTAAAACCAATACGTGATCATGTCCTAGCTACTGATATGTATTTTGGAGATCAAAAAACCAAATCTGGTATTATTATCCTCAATGATGACGGAAAGTCCGAAGGTATCCGTCCACGCTGGTGTAAAGTATGGGCTATTGGATCAGAACAAGAAGATGTCAAAGTTGGAGATTGGATCCTAGTCGAACACGGTCGATGGACTCGAGGCGTACAGTTGGAAAACGATGACGGCTCAACGTTTGATGTTCGTAGAATTGATGCTGAAGGAATTATGGCTATTAGTGATAGTAAACCCGAAGGTGTCGAAATTGGAACATTAGCTACCGCTACTAATGGTGAAAGCTATGAGTTTAGAAGTTTGCAAGAAGCATTTTAATATTTCCTCCTTTCGAGCAACAGGGCTATTGACAAGCCCTGTTTTCTTTTGTATAATAGAAAAAAGGAGTATACCATGAGTACACATGAAGAAGCAGTAAAAGATATTAAAAAAGCAAAAAGCGTCGTAGATGCTGAAATAGTTAAAGCTAAAAAGTTTTTCACGCATACCAGTGTTAGTATGCTTAAGAGTGGAGTTAGAATCGCCGCAGGATTAGCACTTGCAGGTGGTGGTTGGTTAGAAATGAATCCCTACATTCAAGGTGCTGGACTATTACTGATAGTAGCAGAGATTCTAGGAATTTTTGAGGAATTAGTATGAAAGAACTTTGGGTAGAGAAGTATCGCCCTAGTACCATTGACGGTTATGTCTTTACCGATGATCATCAAAGAAGTCAAATAGAATCTTGGATCGCTGACAAAAGCATTCCACATTTGTTGTTCAGTGGCACAGCCGGTGTAGGTAAAACTACCTTAGCTAAGATCTTAATCGAACAAATGGATGTACAGGATTCCGATGTCTTATCTGCTAACGGATCAAAAGAAGCACGTAAGATTGAGTGGGTTGATAAATTGATCACATTCTGTCAAACTATGCCGTTTGGTGATTTTAAGATTGTCTTGATTGACGAAGCTGACTACATGAATCCAAATTCAGTACAACCTGCACTTCGTAACCTAATGGAGGAATATAGTCATTCGGTTCGCTTTATACTAACTTGTAACTATCCTAATAAGATATTACCGGCTATCCATAGTCGCTGTCAGCGCATCCATATTGAAAAAACTGATCAAACAGAGTTCACTGCTCGTGTTGCAACTATACTAGTTGAAGAAAATATCGAATTTGATCTTGATACCTTAGACAGTTATGTTAAAGCAACTTATCCAGACTTGCGTAAGTGTATTAATAATTTACAAATGAACAGCCTAGATGGTAAGTTACATGTTCCAGAAAAGGGCGGTAGCGAAGAACGCGATTATAAATTTGAAATGGTCGAATTATTTAAAGCTGGTAAGATTGCAGAAGCACGTAAATTAATCTGTAGTCAAGCAAGTACAGATGAAATGGAAGAAGTATATCGCTGGCTTTATGATAATGTTGAAGTATTCGGAGATGCGAAGAAACAGGATAACGCTATCCTTATTATTAAACAAGGACTAGTGGATCATGCTTTAGTTATTGATCCAGAGATTAATCTGGCTGCTACATTAATTAGACTAGCACATCTATAACAGGGGGCCCGAAGGCCCCTCTGTATTAGTCTCCATAAACTGACAACACCTCCTTCACAGCATTATGGCGTTCGATGTCTTGTGCTTCAAACTGTACAATATCTATATGTTTGAGCTGGCTCTTGTTGGCAATTAAATTGCAAAAATCAATTAGTCCATTGTCGTTTAAACGATCTGCCTGAGCTAAATCACCTGTGACTACCATTTTACTTCCGTCTCCTAGGCGGGTTAGTAGCATCTTCATTTGATTTACTGTTGTGTTTTGACACTCGTCTGCAACGATATATGCGTTTTTAAATGTACGTCCACGCATATAGGCTAATGGTGATATCTCAATAACGCCCTCATCGAGCATTCTTGCGATATCTTTTTGTTGGTAGTACTCTCCGAATACATCAAATATAGGACGAGTCCATGGAGCCATCTTTTCATTAAGCGTACCTGGTAAAAATCCTAAATCTTCGTCTACGGAGACGGCGGGTCTTGTAACTACGATCTTGTCAACTTTACCCTCTTGAAACAATTTTATTCCATTTTGTACTGCTAACAAAGTTTTGCCTGTACCTGCAGGACCGATAGCAAATACAATGCTCTTGGTATCGTCTTGTAGTTTATTTAGGTAAATTTGTTGATTGGAATTGCGTGGATACAAACTCACACGCTGCTTCTTTTGGGGAAGGTACGTTGGAAAATCTATTACTTGAACTTCAGATGTAAAGCGTTTTTTCACTCTTTTACTCATCTAGTGGTCTCCTACTCTTTGTTGTAAAAGTAGGACTTGTAGTGACCGCCTATTGATAACTACAGAGGTCCTACACTATTATTTAACGAATTGACAAAATAATAAAGTTATCAGTTATCGTTTCCAACCAGCTAAATAAGAGTAGAACTTTCTAGGACTGACTATGCGCGACATTTTAGAAGTTATCAAGAATATTGACGACTTATACGAAAATAATACTAATATGGCTATTTTAAAGGACATGGAACGTGTCTTTGATGAGCTCGATTTATACGTCTACGAGAACTGGGAAGACGGCGAACTAGCATCTGGACCGTTCGTAGATCGTCACTGGATAACTGCTAGTTTTATGTGGCCTAAAGATAAGATGCCTAATCCTATAGCAGGTAAGCGTTTAATGGAATTAGGCTGTAAAATTAAGTACGAAAAAACTCATTTAATCGAAGTTCGTAAAGTTAAAAAACCTAGCGATCTGCGTCCAGGTACAAAGAAGGGTAAATTAGATCATAAACCAATTTGGATCGTAGAAATACAGATGCCTAAGAAAATTGCGTTTGATATCTATCGCGGATATATGGACAGAATGAAAACAGAAATGGTTGGAACTTCTAAAGCACCGCAAGCAGGGACACCGGTTCCTGGAGGTCCTGCACCGACTACTGGAATGCCAACTCCGCCAACAGCAAGCCCAGCAGCGTCTACAGCAGGTGCTGCTCCAACAGCAGGTGCTCCAACAGCAGCCGCGGCAACAGTCTAAGGATTATCATGGATTTAATAGAAAGCCTTAATGCTAAAGATTTGCGAAACTTTGTTCGTAAAGTTTTTGAAATTGATAGTTTTAAAAGCAAGATTGGTAATGACGAAGATACTGTAGTATTAAGTTTCACTGTTAACCAAGCAGAGCCAGCAGACGACTTAGAAAATTTTGTCGAGATGGGCTATTCGTTTGTATTAGATGCTGATGTAAGTCCAGGCGAAACCGATGATGGTACTTACAAAGTTTTTATAGAACTTGAACGTGATCGTCACGTTGCAGAACATATCATGGAAATCCTTGAAGGACTAAGCAAAGTTACTGGGATCGATGACTGGCGTTTTAGATATTTTAAAAGTTTTAAAAGTCAAGCAGCAACTGAAGAAAATTTAGCAGCAGCAGTTCCAACTGATAAGGAATCATATGATATCGCAACTGAGCGATTTCAGTTAGAAAATTTTAGTAATTTCTTTAAAGATAGTTATGCAGACACTGTAGAACTGTTAGACGAGTCAATTACATTTAATAGAATTTATAAAGATCCTGTATCATTTGAAGTAATAGATAGCGGTAGTAAACAAGAAGTATACGAAAAGATGCCCGGTGCAATTATGTTAGAAAGCAATGCAATCGCAGAAGCAATTTATCTAACAAAATTTATTGGTAATTATAATATCACTAAGATCGGTGATACATTTATCTTTGAAAATGCAGGTTGGGCAGTCGCACTTAAAAGGAAAGCATAATGGCAGACGGATTTACATTTGATTTTAGTTTAGAAAAATGCACAGCAATTCTACAAAATAACCAATACTCACAACATTGGCATGAAGCCTTGAGTAAAATATTACCCGACTACGATATTAACACACCAGAGCGTGTAGCCTGTTTCTTAGGACAGACTATGGTTGAATCCGCAGGTTATAACGCACTAGTAGAAAATCTAAACTATCGTCCAGAAACACTAGTTAAAATTTGGCCAAGTCATTTTCCTAATATGGAAGTTGCTAATGAATATGCACATCAACCAGAAAAGATTGCCAACAGAGCCTACGCAGGACGTATGGGCAACGGTGACGAGGCATCAGGTGATGGTTGGAACTATTGCGGACGTGGCCTAATTCAAATTACAGGCAAAGCTAACTATGCAGCTTTTGCTGAAAGTATTGACACTCCGGTAGAACAAGTTCCAGAATTTTTAGGAACATTTGAAGGTGCTGTACAAAGTGCCTGTTGGTTCTGGGAAAATAACAATCTTAATGCTCTAGCTGATAACGGTGATGTACTAGGCATTACTAAAAAAG